GAGAAGATGAGCATAGCCGGATCAAGGTATTTCTACTGGTCGAAAGACTTAGGAATCCCTTTCCGAGACGATCCCATTGAAGATAAAGATTGTTTAATCTTTATCGATGTCGATTTTCATTGCGATATGAATCGATATTTAAATCTGTTTAAACCCATCTTGATATACACTTTTGTTCCGACTACAGTTTCTGGATCAAGCCATGAACATACTTTTAGAATTTTAAATGACATGGTTTATTACCGCGTGCGCGGTGGGGCTGAATATGCCCACTACATCTGGAATTATGACGGGGACTGTATAACGAAAGTGGATGAAGAAGGAAGCTTATTGACTTATGACGTTACGCAAAAGGAAATCGAAGGATCCCCTGGTAGAAGAATTATATTCTTGATGCCCCGAACACACACACCATGGCCATACTACAGCCACCTCACTGTGCAAAACGGAATCAAGAGAAAGAAATTCTCCAGTGGGCCCGTTAACGTCATACATAACCATATAACTGATGATCTCTCATTATCAATGGGTACATCGTTATATGAGGTCAATCTAAAAGGGAGATTGGTGTCAGCTTTAGTCCACCGACTACGTTCAAAGAAAACCACGAGCCCTGAAATTGGTGATATCGAGGCATTTTTACTCAATCAGAAGAGTATAATGCGAGAACAAAAGATACCGATTCCAGTGCACCTGGACGACCCCAAAGTAACATCAGCCCTTCTTCATGAGATCATACCTCACCTCTTCGAGTGGGAGCCAAATGTGATACATACGACGACGATACCCACGACTTACACCGCGTTGGGACCGTATGTAACACTCGACAGCAAACCAACCTGTCAGTTGATCACAACACCTTTGGCAGCTAAACCTGCTTATTTACCAGCTAAGCATCCAAATAACGAATTGGCAGCTGTCTAAGGACGAGTGTTGAACATCATCAACCGCATCACACCGCACCGAGATTTTAAAATTTATGCAGAGGAGTTCATTAATTTAATGGTTCCCGTTAGTGGATGCGGCCGCCCCATAACATACGAAGAGGTCATCGAGATACAAAATAAGAACGCGCAGCGGATGAGAGCTACACAAGTGTTCGATTGTCTGGGTCCAAATCCACCAAATTCATTGGACACATTCAACAAGGCTGAGGCTTACAATGGCACTTCTGATCCTAGGATCATAACCACCATGAAGCCTAAACTAACTATCGATATGAGTCGTTTCACAATCGCTTTCAAGACTGATGTTTTGAAGCACTTTGATTGGTACGCGCCTGGAAAGGTTCCATCAGAGTTGCTAATGATAATACGTCGTTTTGGAAAAGACGGTTATATTGACACTGATTACACACGTTTCGACGGAAGTATATCAGAGTTCTTGCAGAAACAAGTTGTATTAGCCGCATATATGCGGTGGTGCAACCCGAACGATAGTGGTCAATTCAAACATGATTTTGACCAAGTCTTTCAACAAACAGCACGAACCACCAGCGGATTTAAATATGATGCTGGTTGGGGAACACGAAGTGGATCGCCCATCACGACTGATGGCAATACGATGATTAATGCTTACATCGTGTACTCCGCACTGAGGGAAATGCGTTTTTCCAAACATGAAGCCTGGAAGAGATTAGGAATATATGCCGGAGATGATGGACTTACACCCAATATCGCCTCATTGAAAGAATCAATAGAGAGTGTGTCCAAGACACTGGGTCTAGATGTTAAGATAGCTACGCACTATCCAAATGAACCAGTGCCATTCCTCGGGCGTATATTAGTCGCACCGTTAACAAGCGACGATTCATTCCAAGACCCCAAGAGAACAATACCAAAGTTACATATATCCACGAATAAAACCATACCTGTGGAACAAGCAGCCTTTAATAAAGCTGCTGGTTATATGGTAACTGACCACAAAACACCCATAATATCCCATTG